TAAATCATATGCTCAAGGCAGCTTTAACAAATACCAAGCTTAACCCTAGATATGTGTTTCTAAGCCCATATCGGCTTCAAGGAAAGGCAACTGCATGGGATTACATCAAACAGTTCGCTGGTAAGATACCAGGCACTAAATTCAATGAGAGTGAGCTTAGATGTGATTTACCAAATGGTGCTAGAATAACAATCTTAGGTGCTGAGAACGATCAGGCAATAAGAGGTATTAGTTTAGATGGTTGTGTATTTGATGAAACACAATCTATTAAGCCTACCATATTTCCAGAGGTCATAAGACCAGCTTTGGCAGACCGAAAAGGATGGTGCATATTTATTGGGACTCCAAAAGGTAGAAATTCGTTTTATCAATTATACCAAAGAGCTTTACAGAATAAAGAATGGTATGCTTGTACTCACAAAGCAAGTGAAACAGGAATTTTAGACAATGAGGAATTACAGGCTGCTAAAGATGTAATGTCCAAAGACTTATACGAACAAGAATTTGAATGTTCGTTTCAAGCTGCAATAACAGGATCTTATTATGGAACTATCATAGAAGATTTAGTTAAAGAAAAAAGAATGGAGTCTAATCTATTTGATGAAGATTTAGATGTAGAAACCTGGTGGGATCTTGGCATGAATGACCAGACTGCTATTTGGTTTGTGCAAAAATATAAGAACGAAATAAGATTAATAGATTATTACGAAAATAGCTCACATGGTTTAGATCACTATGCTGATATTTTAAAAAATAAAGGTTACGAATATAGCACCCATATATTACCACATGATGTAAAAGTTAGAGAGCTTGGCAATTATGGTAAGACAAGATTAGATAGCTTATTAGAGTTTGGTATAGTTGGTGAAGTAGCTCCTAAGATTAGTATTGAAGATGGCATAGAAGCTGTCAGAAAAAATTTAATAAATTGTTGGTTTGACCAGGACAAGTGTGCAACTGGCATAGAATATTTAAAAGCCTATTCTAAAAAATGGGATGATAAGGCTCAAGTTTTTAAATCTAAACCGATGCACTCTTACGCAAGTCATTGTGCTGATGCTTTTAGAACTGGAATAGTTGGGCAAGGAATAGAACTTTCTAATTGGGAAAAAGAAGTTCCTATTAACACAAATTATATAGTTTAAAATTACATGGCAAAAAAAGTTACAGAAACAGAAATTAAATACATAATTTCATCAGAGATAACAAACTCTATTGGATTTATGGGTGGTGCATTATCAGGTTCCAGAAAAAAATCCCTAGAATACTACATGGGAGAAAAGCTTGGTACTGAGATAGATGGTAGATCACAAGTGGTTAGTACAGATGTTTCTGACACAATTGAAACTATCTTGCCAAACCTATTAAGAGTTTTTACATCATCCGATCAAGTAGTTAGATGTGAGCCAGTTAAAGCAGAAGATGTTCCATTAGCAGATCAAGTTACAAATTATATTAACTATATTTTTAACAAAGATAATAATGGTTTTAGTGTTTTATATACTTGGTTTAAAGATGCTCTTTTAGAAAAAAATGGAATTGTAAAAGTTTATTGGGATGATGCTGAAAAGGTTGAGCAAGAAACATACGAAAATTTAAGTGATTACGAATATGATTTGTTAATGCTTGAATCTGATATTGAAGTTATTTCAGAAGAAAAATTTGTAGATCAATTTGCAGCAACAAGATTAGAGCAGCTAAAAGAAGAAGCTGCATTGAATGGCCAAGAAGTTGAAGATGTTCCTACACCATATTTACATAACTGTATTATTAAAAGAACTAGAAATGCTGGTAAAGTAAAAATAGAAAATATACCACCAGAAGAATTTTTAATTCAAAGGTCTGCAAAGAGTATTGAAGAAGCAAACTTTGTAGCTCACAGAGTTATGAAAACTAGATCCGATCTTATAGAGATGGGATATGACCAAGATATTATAGATGATCTACCAACTACTAATGGTATTTTATTAGACGATGAAAGATTACAAAGAGTTTCTGATATTGATGAAACTCCTTTTAATGATGCACCAGACGATTCGACAACTGAGATCGAAGTTTATGAGTGTTATGTAAAAGTAGATATGGATGGCGATGGTGTTGCCGAACTTAGAAAAATAATTTGTGCTGGAACTGGTTTTGTTATCTTAGATAATATGCCATGCGATTTTATTCCTTTCTGTTCTTTAACTCCAATCCCAATGCCACACAGATTTTATGGTAGATCAGTTTCTGAGTTAGTAGAAGATGTTCAGTTAGTTAAATCTACAGTTATGCGTCAGTTGTTAGATAATATGTATTTAACAAATAATAACAGAGTGGCCATAATGGATGGTATGGTTAACTTGGATGACCTTTTAACAAGTCGTCCTGGTGGTGTGGTAAGAACTAAACAACCACCTCAACAAGTTATGATGCCGATGCAATCACAAACGATTTCGCAACAAGCATTTCCATTATTAGAATACTTAGACACAGTAAGAGAATCTAGAACTGGTATTACAAGATACAATCAAGGCATGGATGCAGATGCTTTAAATAAAACTGCAACTGGTGTTAATGCTTTGATGAGCCAATCTCAAATGAGAATGGAATTGATTGCAAGAGTGTTTGCTGAAACTGGTGTTAAAGATTTATTTAAAAGAATATTTGAACTTACTTGTAAGTATCAAGACAAGGAAAGAGTTGTAGAATTAAACAACCAATTCATTCCAGTTAAACCTACTGAGTGGAGAAACAGATATAATATCTCTATTACAGTTGGTTTAGGTACAGGCAGCTCAGATCAGCAAATTGCTATGTTAAATAATATCTTAGAAAGACAGTTACAAGCATTTCAATTACAAGGTGGTCAAGAATATCCAATGGTCAGCCTTAAAAATATTTATAATAGTTTATCTAAAATTATTGAAAATGCTGGTCTTAAAAATGTTGAAAATTATTTTGTTAATCCAGATCAAGGTAAAGGTATGGTTCAGCCGAAAGCTCCACCACCACCTACACCAATTGAGAAAATAGAATTTGCTAGAATAGCAAGTGAAGAAAAACGAAAACTTGCAAGTTTAGAATTAGAACTAAAAGAAATTAAAGCTAATAATGCTAAGATGCTTTTAGAAAACGAAATTAAAATGAAAGAACTTGAGCTTAAATATAATGCTCAAATAGATTCAGCTCAAATTAAAGCAGAAGCAGATTTAAATAAAATGCTAGTTGCTGAGAGTACAAAAGACTTTAGGGATGCACAGCGATCACAACAAAACTTAGAACAACAGATTGAGTCATTAAATGAACGACCAGGAACAGGCCAAGCTCCAACAGGAAGTAAACCAATCCAACAAGGCTAAAGATTTATTTGATAATCCTTTAGTAAAAGAATCTTTTGATAAACTAAAAAATTTATATTCTACAAGTTTATTAAATACTGGTGCTAACGAAACAGACACTAGAGAAAAACTTTGGTTAGCTTACAATATAGTTGGTAAAGTTGAACAACACCTACAAGAAATTTTAGACACAGGAAAACTAGCTTCTAAACAATTAGAAGATTTTAGAACCCAAATAAAAAACCAAAAATTCTAACAAAAAAAGTTGGGATAAGCTAACCTCATAAGAGGAGCTTAACTATAAAGGAAAAATATGTCAGACAATCAAGGCAACCCACTACAAGGATCTGAAACTGATTTGCAAAAAGCTCAAAAGGCTGTAAATGGTTTATTAAACACTCCAGAAGAAACACAAACTGGACAAACACAACAACAAAATTCTCCTGAACCACAAAATGAGGAATCTTCTGATGAAGAACAACCACAGGAACAGGAAATAAGCGAAGAAACTGAATCAGAAGAAGAAGAAGTTTCAGAGCAAGACGTATCTCAAGACGAAGAACAAATTGATACTCAAGAGAAACAAGATTCCACCGAAGAAGAACTTCACAAAGTGAAAGTTGCTGGTCAAGAATTTGAAGTTACCCTTGATGAGTTGAGAAATGGTTACTCAAGAGATGCTGATTACAGACGAAAGACTGAGGAACTTTCTAACGATAGAAAGAATTTTCATTCTCAATCTGAAAAGCAAAGACAAGACTATTCTCAAAAGCTAAAAGAAGTTAATGAGCTTATGTCTGTTGCCCAAGAGCAACTAAATACAGAGATTTCATCTGCTGATTTAGAAGCTTTATATGACGAAGATCCAGCTCAAGCTGCAAAGATTGAACACAGGCTAAGAAGAAAGCAAGAAAAATTAAATTCTGCTTTTCAAAAGGCACAATCTGAACAGAAACAACAATTTGATGGATATTTACAAAGTGAAAAGACAAAATTAGTGAATAATATTCCTGATTTTGCTGATCCTGGTAAAGCATCAACTTTAAAAAACAATATGAGAAGTCATTTGGCTAAATATGGGTTTAACGACTCAGAAATAGCTCAAGTATATGACCATCGTATCTTGATGTTGGTAAACGATGCTATGAAATTTGGAAATTTACAAAAAGCAAAACCAAATATTGCTAAAAAGATTTCTAAACCAAGCAGAGTTTTTAAGTCAGGCATTAAAAAAGACAAAAGCGATTATCAATCCAAAGCTAGTAGAGAAAAGTTTGGTCGTCTAAGAAAAACTGGGAGTCTTAAAGATGCTCAGAATATTTTTTTGGATATGATTAACAACTCAAACAAATAAAGGATAATATAATGGCATTAATAACTAATACTGTTACTAAATATGCTGTAAATGGTCAGAGAGAAGATTTATCTGACATTATCTACAACATATCTCCGACTGATACTCCATTTATGAGTACAATTGGAAAATCAAAAGCGACTGCTGTCAATCATGAATGGCAAATCGATTCACTAGCTGCTGCTGCATCTGACAACCATCACTTAGAGGGTGATGAAATTTCTTTTGATGCACAAACTGCAACTTCAAGAATTGGAAACAAAACACAGATTTCAAGAAAAGCTGTAATTGTTTCTGGTACTATGGAATCTGTGGATCTTGCTGGAAGAAATAACGAACTAGCATACCTAATCTCTAAAGCTTCTAAAGAGCTAAAAAGAGATATGGAAACTACTCTTACTGCAAACCAAGCTCCAGTTGATTCAGGTGCTGGTGCTGCTAGAAAGATGGCATCACTAGAGTCTTGGTTAAAAACTAACACAGACAAAGGTGGTGGATCAGGTGCTGATCCTAGTGGATCTGGTACTCATGCTAGAACTGATGGAACTCAAAGAGCATTTACCGAAGCTCAACTTAAATCTATGATTAGAAAAGTTTGGACTGAGGGTGGCGATCCATCAATGGTTATGGTTGGTGCTTTCAATAAGCAAAGACTTTCTGGCTTTACTGGTGGTGCAACAAGAATGGATGATGCAGAAAACAAAAGATTAGTTTCTGCAATTGATGTTTACGAAAGTGATTTCGGTGCATTACAAGTTGTAGCGAACAGATTTTCAAGAGCAAGATCAGCTTATGTTCTTTCTCCTGATATGTGGTCTGCTGCATACCTTAGAGACTTTCAAATGGTAGATCTAGCAAAAACTGGAGACGCTGACAAGAAAGCTCTATTAGTAGAATACACACTATGCTCTAAGAATGAAAAAGCATCTGGTGGTATTTTTGATTTAACTACTGCGTAGTTATAACTTTTGTGAGGGGGTATTTATACTCCCTCATAATATTCATTAACATTTTGTTTGGTCTTTGAAGATTTTATTCGGAACGAAGCAATACAAAAAAGGAAAATAACATGAGAACACTTAACGATTATTTTATAACATCTGCAATTCCAGATGTATCAACAGCATCATCTACATTTGTATGTGTACCTGATGGTGGAAGAATAATTAAAATTATTACACATAACAAAGCAACTACTACAGGAACAGCAGCTATCTCTTTTGAAATAGGTGGTGTTGCAGTAACTGATGGTGGAATTAGCCATACAGCTTCTGGATCTGCAAGTAGAGTAGCAACTGCTGAACCTACTGCTGCAAACAGAGTTGAAGAAGATGGAACTATTGAATGTATTACAGATGGTGGTTCTACAAATGCTTCTAAAATGGAAATAACTTTTGTTATTAGAAGATAATTACAAATTTTGTGGGAGATCCTGTCTAGCGATATTTCTCCCACAAATACCAATTAATAAAAGGAAATAAATTATGCCAATGGTAGGAAAAAAGAAATTTGCTTATACGAAAAAAGGAAAAATGGCAGCAAAAAAAGCTGCTAAGAAAATGGGCAAAAAAGTAAAAATGAGAAAATACTAATGCATGGTAAAAAAAAAGGTAAAGCTGTCTTAACAGCTAAACAAAGAACTTTACCTAAAAAACTAAAATTGAAGATTATCAAATCTAAAATGAAGAAAAGAAAATAAAGGAAAAACAAAAATGGCTTATAATTATGCTTTAAGACCAGGAACAAGTCAAAAAATCAATACTAACAACTCATCAACTGCATCTGCTGCATTTGGAGAGCAAACTAATTATATTAGAATTGTTGGTTCAGCTAATTTTCATTTTGTACTAGGTGCTTCACCTACTGCAAGTGCTACATCAGCTCTTTTACCAGCTGGTGAAGTTGAGATTTTAAAAGTGTCACCTGGACAAAAGATTGCTGTGTTTCATGGATCATCTACAGATGTTTATGTAACTGAAATGGGTGCGTAGTGGCAAAACAAAAGTTTGTCAGTTTCACACCTAGAGATAAACCTCCTAAACGTAGAGGAATTCATAAAAAATCTCAGTCAAAAAGTGAACGCAGACAAAAAAACCAAAATCGTTATTTAGGACAAGGTCGTATATGAGAAAAATTGGACAAGAATCTGATGGTGTTAAAAGTAATACTTATTACGATAATGACAAAGATGGTGTTCTAGTTAAAACATCAACTGACATAGCTCCAGTTATTAAAACTAATAAAGAACTTTATACTAGGAATGATGGTTACTCTCCAAGTAAAGATTTAAAAAGAATAGCGACTGTACCAACAGTTGTTTTAGAAATTTGGACAAAAGAATATAACAACAGTCAAGATGGTAATTGGTTTGCTTTACCTAAAGATGTTCAACACAAAATATTAAGAGAAAAATTAAACAGTTCTGATTATAGATATTTTAGAACTGCACCAGGAAAAATTTAATGGCACTAACAAATTACACAGAACTAAAAGCATCACTTGCTAACTGGTTAAACAGATCAGATTTAACAACTGAGATAGCTGATGACTTTATCAAATTAGCAGAAGCTGATTTTAACTCTAAACTAAGAGTTAGAGCTATGATTGCACAAGTAAGCATAACTGTTAATGCAGAAACTGTTGCTTTGCCTACTGACTTTTTACAAATAAGAGATTTTTATACTTTAAGTGGCCAAACAAAAACACCATTAGTTTATACAACTCCAGCATCTATGGATATAACAACTGGAACATCAACTACTGGTAAGCCAACTTCATTTACAATTTTAGGAGATACAATAAGATTTTCTCCAGTACCTGATTCATCTCACACAGCGATAATGAATTATTTCAAAAAATTTCCAACACTTAGTTCAACTAATACAACAAATTATATTCTAGCATCACATCCAGCAATTTATTTGTATGGTGCTTTATTTCATGCAGCAAACTTTTTAGGTGGTATCAATCCTCAACAAGTTCAAACTTGGCAATCTATGTTTGCAACAGCTATGGAAAGATTAGAATTAAACGATAGAGAAGATGAGTATAATGGATCTCCTTTACAAGTTAGAGGTGATAGTACAGTAGCTTCTCCATTTGTTTCAACTTTATAATAGGAAAAAATTATGCAATTACCTTTTGGTGAATGGTTGCCAGACCAACCAGATCATTTAAATCCTGGAGCAACTGTTGCTACAAATGTTTATCATGCACAGTCAAGCTACAAGCCTGTAAAAGGTTTAGTTGCTTATAGTGGAACATCTAATGTAACACAAAATGCTAAAGGTGCTGGTAGTTTTAGAGATAATACAAATACAGTTTTTACCTTTGTTGCAACAAAAGAAACTATTTATAAATTAACATCAGGAACTTTTACTGAAATTGGTGCAAGAAATGTAAAATTAGCAACAGCTAAAGCATCATGCACAATTACAGTTTCTGATTATGCGAATATAGGTGCTGGTAAAACTATAACTTTAAAAAAAAATGATGGTACAACAGTTGTTTTTACATCAGCTACAGGAACACCATCTACTAACCAATTTCAAGTACAAACAAATAATAATACAACTGCCACAAACTTAAAAAATACTATTGATGGTCATGCTGATTTTACAGCAACAGTTACAGATGCAGTTGTTACTGTTACAAGAGCAACTATTGGAAATGAAAATTTAACTAATGTTTCAAGTGATACTGTAAGATTAACTACTACTAATTTTTATGGTGGAAAACCTTTAACAGGCACAGATACAGATTACATTACTTTTACACAATTTGGACAATATGTAATTGCTAGTAATGGAGTTGATGAAACTCAATATTATCTAATGGGTGACTCAACAGTATTTAAAAATTTATCAACAATTGCAGCAAATGGAACTCCACCTATTTTTAAAACATCAGGTGTTGTTAGAGATTTCTTGGTAACTGGTAATATAGTTGGTGCTAAAAACAGAGTAGCTTGGTCAGGATTAAACGATATAGCAACTTGGGAAGCTGGTGTTAGTTCATCAGATACACAAGATTTGCCAGGCTCAGGTGGTCAAGTTGTGGCCATAACTTCTGGTGAGGTTGGTTATGTTTTTAGAGAAGATCAAATAATTCGTATGGATTTTGTGGGTGGGAACGTAGTGTTCCGATTCTCAGTTATCTCTCCAAATAGGGGAGCTGTTTATGGACAAACAGTTTGTCAAGACAACAGACAAGTTTTCTTTTATTCATCAGATGGATTTTTTCAAATCAATGGCGACCAAATTTTGCCGATAGGAGCTGAAAAAGTAAATAGATTTTTTGATGGTGATTTAAACAAAGCATATACAGATAGAATTACAGCAGCAGTAGATCCATTTAATACTTTAGCGATTTGGTTATATCCAAGTAAAGATAATCCAAACACTACTGGAGTTTGTGATAAACTTTTGATATACAACTATGTAACTCAAAAGTGGTCAGTTGCTAAAGTTAAAGCATCACAAATCTTTAAACAATTCGTAGTAGCAAACACA